TAAAATCAAAACTGATTTCTCCAATCCATCTTGGTTCTTCAGTCAATTTGCTGTAGCGGTTGATGACCCCTCTAGGAATTGCGGAGATGATTGCGTTTTGGAATGACACTTCAGCGGTGACCGGATACTCTTGGTCGAAAATCATATCGTCGCCGTCAGTGGCGATGAATTCCTCCTTCGTCTTTCGCATCCAGTTGATCGTTTCATTCGATATAGTGATGCCATCTTTCTTCTTTATCTGCTCAACCATATCTTTCTCTTCGAGAGTCAGTGTAAATGCTTCTCCCTTTGGGATTGGTAGTGAGTAGGTCTTCGGTCTCCGATAGAACGGAATGAAGATCGGATGCCAATCAACCGATCCAGCCTCTGCGCGTCTCCACAGGTTATGCCACGCATCGTTACGTCCATTGGCTGTTGATCCCATGACGTAGAATCCGTCTTTAGCAAGAAAGGTACGAATGAGCGACTTTGAAAGCTGTGACGAATCCTTCCAGTGAGCCAACTCGTCCAGCATCGCGCATCGAAAACCCTTACCTCGACCAACACCTGAAGGTCTGTTGGCATTGTCTGCGTACACCCAGTTCTTCAATCCTGGGCGGCTTGTTCTTAAATTTTCATCTGGCTCGTCAAAGCAGTACACCTTTCCATTCTCGTGCTTCATGACTCTTGGCTGCATCCACCACGGCAGGAATGAGAAAGCGGACTCGTACATCTCCATGTTGTACTTTGCGCCGTCTTCATCCTGAGACACAAAAACTGTGTTGGTGTGCTTATACCGAATTACTGTCTTGTGAAGGAACTCGCCAACCATATAGGTCGTGTATCCCATGCGGCGAGCTTTATCGACAATTGCACGAACACGCCCATACTTCTTCTCCAGTTTTCTCAATTCATCATGGAGAATTTCTTGGCTGTCAAAAAATGGGTAGAGACCTTGGAAGCCTTTGTCTTCAGTTCGGACGGCGTAGTAGTTAGAGAGAAAATATCGAGTGTCAATCAGGGAGTGGTAGCATTCACCATCGATCCATTCATTATCGGCAGAGGAAAGCGAGGCTCGGGCTTCATCATCCCCTATGTTGCCGGCCCGGTACTTCTGCCGGTGCATGTCGAGGATTTCTATGATCTCTCCAAGGTACTTGTTCGCCCGAATGATCGACATACTAGAGCCACCCGTCGAAAGCGCCAGCGTTCATCAATCGTCGCATTTCTTTTTTCCAGTTTTTTCCTTCCCCCATGCTGCGACCGAATTTGCTATTCACTTTCATGTGGGCCATTTCATGAAGTAGGGACAGTCTGGTTTCATTGACATTGAGGTCATCCGGCAAGAGTATTGCCTTTGGGCACGGATGCCCTGCAACCTTACCCCCATAGCAGCAGAGTCCGTCTACGTCGTCATAGCCGCCAAGTCGGGTTATTTCACGCCTCGGAAGAAACATGAGCAATACTTCTTCAGTTGGAGGAATGGTGTTTCCAAAATGCCTATTGCGAAGGACTCGATAGTCCCGCATCAAGTCGATGATTCGCAACTCTGCGATGGTTGGAGTCACCATCTTGATGCGTTCTACTTCCGACTTGGAGAGTTTGGATACCACTATTCTCCCTCTTCGTCTTCGCCGTCTTCATCGTCGCTGCTAGGAGGATCTTCATCGCGGTCCAGATACCCAGGCACAGCCGCTACTTCGGCAGGGAGCAAGTTCTCTTCTGCGGCCCTCTTTCTCAGCCGGTCCATCCTCTCTTCTGTGGTCTCCGCTGTGCTCAGATTGGCTACCTGATTCGTCTGGTTCACGTTGATCTCCGCAATCGGCTGCTTTGGTTGCTTGGCGACAATAATGTCCTTTACGATGCGGCTGGCCTCAAGGCGCGTGGTCTTGTCGTCCTGCTTGACGATCTTCTTCTTCCCAGTGTTTGCGTCGTTGATCTCGACCAACTCAGTCGCCTCCAAGAGTCCGACCATGCTGTTTTCGAATGCCGGCATCACCCTGAGAATTGATTCGTTAAGACGAAGCTCAACTCTCCCAGATTCATTCTGCCTGTTGTAGCTTTCGATCTGGCGCACGGAATCCTTGACGGTCTCGACGCTCACGCTCTCAGACTTGGCGATAGCCTTCAACCTTTCAGGCTCGGTCCCGGTGAGCGCCTGGAACTTCACAAACCGCATCAAGTGACGCGGGTCGCGCATGTTGTGCTTAGAAAGTGCAGTCGCCATTACTTGCCCTCTGGTTCACCGCTCAAGTCAGCAAGCTCCTTGAGTCGCGCATGATCTGCTTCGCGGGTTGCGGCCTTCATCCTCTCCTGAGTTTCAAAGTCCGCAGCCTGGGTGTCTCTTTCTTGTTCGAGCACTTCCTCATCGGTCGCCGTCACGTCCACTTCTCGGGCAGATTCAGCGGGCGCATCCTCCTCCACAACTTTGATTGGGAACCTACCCAAATACGGGTCCGGCATTCTCGATCCGTACTGCTCCTGCTTGGGAATGATCGACTCCGGTTCGTCTCCCGGAGTTGCAACCGGCGCCGACTGTGCGATCTGCCGAAGAATGGAAAGGTCTTCGCGGTAGGACCTCGCTATCTCTGTAGCGTCCTTTAGGGTACTGGTAAGGTCGTTGGCGACACTCATAATTCGCTTGGAGCCCGTCACAACCCAGCGCACGAATGTCCATACGCCGAGACAAGCGAAAAATCCACCGACAATACAGAGCCAGATTATGCCTGTCATTCCGCAATCCTCACTTCACTTCCGTCATCACGCAACGCAACTATCTGCGACGAAGAATCGGTCATTACTGTTGAGTGGACCTTGTAGTTGCATCCAGTTTCTTTGTTCTTGCAGACGTACTCCAGATGATCGACAACCTGTTTCTGTCCCCTGCGGCCCATCACTACCTTCGGCTTCAAGACGGTTCCGCAACTATGACACACGAGATTGGCCGCGACTAACGGCGAAAGGTCCGGTATTGACATGCCCATTCTCCTCATTCCTTCTTGTTTGTGCTCTGCGCATTGCTTTCCAATTGTGAAATCGTTCCAGAACCTCTTTCCTGCGCCGCTCTGGAACCCTGTCAACGAAAAATGTTCCCGTCAGATGATCGAGTTCATGTTGAACGATTCTCGCCACCGATCCCCTAAACGTCAACTTCTTTCGCTCGTATGGAGTTTCTGCTAGAGAAGCCTCAACGTCGACGATTTCAAGCCGTGGCACCATGCACTCATTTCCCGAAGGCGGCAAACTTAAACAGCCCTCCGGTTCCTTAATCTCTTTTCCGTACAACCTAGTGATCTCCGGGTTCACTAAACCAATGACTATTCCGTGACTCCTGCCGATCAATACGAATTGCTTGAAGCATCCTATCTGCGGAGCCGCCAATCCCAATCCATCTGCCTTTCGCATCACTTCGATCATGTACTCGAATAATTTCGGAATCTCCGGCCACTCAGCCTCTTCGACAGGCTTCGCAAGGATGTTGTTCATCTCTGGCCCATAAATAGAGAGCCTAAAATTCCTCTGAAAGTACATTTCCCTCACCTGGGTACAACAATACTCCCAGCAGCCCTCGACCGTTCGGCCTTGAACATGATCTCAATTGCTTCAGGGATAGCCGAGTTGCCAATCAATTCAAGACGATCTGTGTCCGCCCTCAACCATTGAGGCATATACATCTTATGCGTAGTACACCGCGTCCCCCTGGCACACTCGCAACCAAGCCAAGTGTCAAGCCGCTCTCGCGCTTTCGCGGTCCAGTCAAAATGTTCGGGGTAGATTTGCGGCAGAAAATAATCGGCGCAGAAGCATAGACCGTCAGACCTCAACCCAACGGCTCTGCCGGTCACTATCGGTCCAGCGTTGCTCGGAACCAAGACAATCATGTAGCCGACGTTTTTCCACGATGACGTGTCGGCTGCGGGTTGACTTTCTGGAACCGCAATTACTTCCGTGGTTGGCGATTCCTGCTTCTCTTTGCGCCGGTCAATTACCTCAAAATTCGACAATGTAATCTTCCCCCTCGCTGGTTATAGTTTCACCCGGCAGTAGGCAGTACGCGAACGCTACGCGGCTATCATTCTTCGCAATGATCTCTCGAAGGACTACGCATGATC